GCTACGAAGACTCGAACGAAATCAAAGCCTACGCCCCGGCCGGCCGCTCCGCGCCCGCCGCAGCGCCCGCAGCCCCTGCTGCTGTCGCGACTCCCGCTGCCGCCGCTCCTGCTGCGCCAGCCCCCGGTAAGAAGCCCTGGGAGTAGGTCATGGTTGCCCTGCCGGAAGAGCAGCACACCACCCTCAAGCTTGTTGAGCGAGCGACCGAGGATGCGCAGGCCACCAATGGCGGTGGCCGAGCGCACCTTGGAGCAAGCCTGATCGGTGATGAGTGTCCGAAAAAATTGTGGTTTATCTTTCGATGGGCCGCGCAAACCAAACACTCTGCTCGCCTGCTTCGATTGTTTAATCGCGGCGCCCGTGAGGAGGAAGTGTTTAATTTTTTACTGCGCCAGGCTGGCTTAATTGTGTGGGACGTTGACCCCGACACTAATCAGCAATGGCGCGTAGAGGCCGTCGGCGGTCACTTTGGTGGCTCGCTTGATGGCGTGGTTCAAGGATTGGTCGAAGCGCCTAAGGCGCCGCATGTTAGCGAGCAAAAGACGCATAACGACAAGTCATTTAAAAACGTGCGATCGAAGGGTGTGCAGGAATCTAAGCCCGAGCACTACGCGCAGATGCAGGTGTACATGCACCTGATGAACATTGACCGCGCGCTCTACCAGGCTGTGAACAAGAATGACGATGAGCTCTATTTCGAGCGCGTGAAGTACGACAAGCAGACGGCCGAGGGTTTACTCGCAAAAGCAGAGCGAATCATTACGAGCGATCTACCGCCCGAGGGCATCAGTCACGATCCTGCGTTCTATAAGTGCAAGTGGTGCGACCAGAGCAACGTGTGCCACGGCAACCAAGTACCGCAGGCGAGTTGTCGAACGTGCTGCTTTTCCACGCCAGAGACGGACGGAGACGCACGCTGGTCATGCAGCAAGCACGGTAGAGACCTCAACCAAGAAGACCAACGACTCGGCTGCGATCAGCACCTGTTCATTCCTGCCCTGCTCACTAACTGGGCTGACTGCATCGATGGCGATGATGACGCTGTGCGCTATCGAAACAAATCGACCGGCGCCGAGTTTGTGAATGGCGAAGGCGGCTTCACGTCAAAAGAGATGGCCAAGGTGATCGACGTGAGCGTTCTTGGCGATCCGATCGTGGACACGCTCAAGCAGGAATTCGGTGCGGAGGTCGTTGGTTAGTGTGGATAGTGCCGAAAACCCTGCAAGCGTCATTGCCTTTTGCGCTGGATACGGTGGCATCGAGCGAGGACTTGAACTCGCTGGCGTCAACCATCGAGTCGTCGCTTATGTGGAGATCGAAGCCTTCGCCATTGCAAACCTGGTTGCGAAGATGGAAGCGGGAGTCTTGGATCCGGCACCTATTTGGTCGGATCTTAAAACCTTCCCAGCACACTTGTTTCGAGATCGAGTGGATCTCATTACTGGCGGATACCCATGCCAGCCCTTTTCGGCTGCGGGAAAGCGAAAAGGCGCAGACGATCCAAGGCACCTTTGGCCGCACATTAGAAGACACGTTCAAACAATCAGACCTTTTCGATGCTTCTTCGAGAACGTCGAGGGACACATCAGCCTCGGCCTGCAAGAAGTCATCGCAGACTTGGAAGCAGATAGTTATGAAGCGACGTGGGGAATATTCAGCGCGGCTGAAGTCGGCGCACCCCACCGAAGGAAACGAGTCTTCATTATGGCCGACGCCTGTGGCGCAAGACGACAACAAGTCGCCAGAAGCCCACATGCAAATGAAGCAGAGAATGAAGGGCGGACCTCGATTCAAGCCGACATCGTTGCAAGTGATGGTGAAAGGCGTCGAGCGGGGATTGTGGCCAACACCAACAACGCAGGACAACCCCCAAATGAGCGGCAAGGACAAGCGCGGGACAACGCTAGGTGGAGCGGTGCGGCAATGGCCGACGCCGACAGCGAGCGACAGTCAGGGTGGCCCGAGGGAGATGGATGGCAAGCGAGGTCGCGCATTGAAAGATCTAGCTCAATCAAGTTGGCCCACGCCAGCGGCAAGGGACTGGAAGGACACGCCAGGAATGGCGACTCAGGCGGGGAACCGAAGCAGGCTGGATCAGTTGCCCAGAGCGGTGTATGCAAAAAATTCGGATCAGAAATCTGGGACGTTGAACCCGACGTGGGTCGAGTGGCTGATGGGATTGCCGACAGGGTGGACCGACTTAGGCTCTTGGGCAACGGAGTAGTTCCACAACAGGCGGCGAAAGCCTGGATAGTTTTGAGTGAGCAGGTAAATGAGAAAGATGGTGATTGAGTTAGAAGAGCAGGACGTCGAAGAGATCATCGAGCTGATGCGCGAGATTAGTGAGCGACTAAAACTCAACCAAGACATGCTGGGGGTGCTACTTGCAAAAGCGTACCAAGAAGAAGGAAGGCACACGCAACGAGATCCGCATTAAGCGCATGCACGATTACCCGTCTTGCTACTACTGCGACGAGATGATCATCGACTGGTGCGCCGTTTATCAGAGCGTGCCGCCGGTCGAGTTTACGGTGAAGAAAAATGAGTGTGAGCATTTTAAGGACAGCCTCGGTGAGTACTGAGGAATTTAACAAGCTGTATTACCAACGCTGTTTGTGCGGGCAGATCGTTCGCCGCACAACCGGCGTGTGCCGGTCTTGTCGCGTGAAGCACAAGATCACCGATGTAGAAATGTTCCAGGCGCGTGGCGCGCAAGCGTGGTTGAGCAAAGCCTGGCGAACCGATTACACCATAGAGGAGCAAGCAGATGAGTGCGTTAGACAGACAAATTGGGGGATCGCATTACAAATCTCTAAAGCTGCAACCGATAGTTTTCTGTGAGATCAATGGGCTTTCGCCGATCGCGAGCAATATCATCAAGTACGCCTGCCGATACAAGACGATTAGGCGACATGGCGTTGCTCAACCGAATGTCGAAGACTTGCGCAAGATCATTCACTACGCCGAGATCGCGATTCAGATGGAGCTCGAAGCTGAGCCTGCGTGCGAGGAAGAGCAGTTCCGCACAGAGCATCAGTTCAAACCATTTAGCGATGAACGCGACGTTGTACTCAGTGAAGAGGTCGAAGACCCAAAGCTAAGCGCGCATCTCGCCAAAGCAACCTGCGAGGACGGCACATGCGATTTATGAGACGCCGCCGCTGGGGCGATAACCCGGAGCCATTCCCTCTGCATTTGCTGTTCTTGGCGTTCTGCCTGGTCGCTACGGGAGTGATTCTGTGGAGCTAGAGATCGATTACGACCTGCTCGCAGAAAAGATTGCGCACGTGATCGCGAAGGCGCCGCGAGAGGACGAGGTGTTATGGGACACTGACGAGTGTGCTGCCTACTTACATTTCAATCGTCGTTACTTCCGAGATACTGTCAGCAAACTAGATAGCTTTCCCAAGCCGCGTGGCACCGGGTTCGTTTGGCTCAAATCGGAGGTGGTGCGCTGGGCCAAAGGCTAAAGCAAGTCTGCGAGCTCGCGCGCATCTTTGTTGTAGTACGTCATGAGCTGCTTGATGTCTCGATGCCCGGTTACGCGAGCAAGATCGAGCACTGGCAGTTTCTGAGCAAGCCGAGTCGTTGCTTCATGCCGGCTATCATGAAACGTCAAGTTATCGATCGCTGAGTCAGCGACCGCCCTCCTAAACATTGTACTGACCACGCCGGCTGACACGCCGAGCATCTCTTCTTTCTCTTTCGGTAATGTGCCGATCAAACGCACTGCCTCTTTCGATAAAGGCACATTACGCTGTACGCCAGTCTTCGTAATGGTATGCGGCAGAAACACGTATCGCTCATCAAGATGCACGTCATCCCACGTCACCTTGCAAATCTCGCCCTGGCGCATCGCCGTCTCAAGCGCAATCAAAAATGCTGTCGCGACTTTCTGCCTTTGTGTTCTGGGCTGCGCGCCGTCAACGTGATCGAGCGCAACAAGCAGTCGATCGATCTCTTCCTGCGAGATGCGTCTGTCGCGCGGCGGCGGATCTTTCGGTCGCTTGATGTCTGCCATTGGGTTGTGCGTCATCATGCGCCAGCGGCGTGCCTGCGTGAATAAGTTAGC